GCAACCTTTGAACAAATCGGATTGACACGCCAATGACCTACCTTCAACTTATCAATGATGTGCTGGTCCGACTGCGCGAGACGCAGGTGTCGTCCAGCAACGAAACAACCTACTCGGCCCTGATCGGGCGGTTTGTCAACGACGCCAAGCGCCAGATCGAGGACGCTTTCAGCTGGAACGTGCTGGGCCAGACCGTGACGATTACCACGACACCCGGCACCTACATCTACTCGATGACGGGTGCTGGCCAGAAGTTCCAGGTGATGGACGCGCTCAACACGACAGCCAACGTCGGTCTGCAAAACATCAGCTTTGTGGAGATGAACCGTTTTCAGAACTTGGTTCCCGCGATCAGCGGCATCCCAGAATACTACGCATTTGACGGCGTGGACGGCAACGGCGATACCAAGGTAGTGCTGTATGCGCGTCCAGATAACGTCTACACAATTCCCTTTGCGTTGACCGTGCCTCAAGCCCCGTTGTCATCCGACAGCACTGTGGTGCTGGTGCCTGATGTGTTGGTGGTGCAAAACGCCTACGCCCGTGCTCTGGTCGAGCGCGGCGAGGACGGCGGTCTCAACTCGTCTGAGGCGTACCAGCTCTACCGTGGGATGCTGGCCGACTACATTGCGCTGGAGAGCACCCGCTACCCAGAGAACCAAGAGTTTGTCGCCATATGAGCCAAGCCCTCCAGACCGCAAGCATCTCAGCGCCAGGCTTTTTTGGCCTGAACACGCAGGACAGCCCTCTGGACTTGGCGGCTGGCTTTGCTTTGGTCGCAACGAACTGCATCATCGACCAGTACGGTCGCATCGGCGCACGCAAAGGCTGGGCACGGGTCAACGCGTCATCCGGCGCTCTTGGGGCCAACAACGTGGGTGTCATCCATGAGTTGGTGCAGGCTGACGGCACGTTGACGATTCTGTTTGCGGGCAACAACAAGCTGTTCAAACTGGACGGCTCCAACGCCGTGTCTGAACTGACATACGGGGGTGGGGGTACAGCGCCAACAATCACAGCCAGCAACTGGTCGTGCGCTTCGCTCAACGGCATCACTTACTTCTTCCAGACGGGCCACGACCCGCTGATTTTCGACCCAACCATCAGCACCACGACCTACCGCCGTGTCAGCGAGAAGTCAGGTTATGTTGGGACTGTGCCTTCAGGCAACATTGTGCTGTCGGCCTTTGGTCGGCTGTGGGTTGCCGATACTGCCACTGACAACGTCACGGTGTCGTTCTCTGACTTGCTGTCTGGCCACATCTGGAGCACTGGCACAGCAGGCACGCTGAACATCGACCGTGTGTGGCCCAATGGGGCAGATGAGATCACTGGTCTGGCGGCCCACAACGGCTTTCTGATCATCTTCGGCAAGCGCCAAATTCTGGTGTACGCCAACGCTACGACGCCCGCCACGATGAGCCTGAGCGATACGGTGGGTGGCATTGGCTGCATCGCCCGCGACTCCATCCAGAGCACAGGCAAGGACATCTTGTTCCTGTCCAATTCGGGCATCCGGTCGTTTGCCAGGACGATCGTCGAGAAGTCAGCCCCTCTGGGCGACCTGTCCAAGAACATCCGCAGCGACTTTATGGCGATTGTGGCTGGCGAGACGCTGGCTAACATTAAGACCGTTTATTCTGAGGCTGAGGCGTTTTATCTGATGACGCTGCCGTCGGTCAAAGAGGTGTATTGTTTTGACACCCGCGTGCAGTTGCAAGACGGCTCGTTTCGCGTCACTACATGGAACTCAATTGAGCCAACGGCGCTGCTCTCGCGGCGCAACGGTGACGTGCTGATCGGCAAAAACGGCTACATCGGCAAGTACAGCACCTACCAAGATCACACATCGGCCTACCGGATGCAGTACTTCACCAACCACGCTGACTTGGGTAACGCCAACGTCACGTCGCTGCTCAAGCGATTGAAGGTGGTGGTGATCGGTGGCACGAACCAGTTCGTGACGATGAAGTGGGGCTTTGACTTCAGCACCAACTACTTGTCGGCCAACGCGCTGATCCCAACGCAGGGTGTGTCTGAATACGGCATTGGCGAGTACGACATCGCTCAGTATTCTGAGGGTGTGGCCTTGCAAACCTTATCGACCAGCGCAAGCGGCAGCGGTAAAATCGTGCAAACCGGATACGAAACCAACATCAACGGCTCGCCGCTGTCGATTCAGCGGATTGAAATTCAGTCCAAAGATGGCAAGATGTCGTAATCAACAAGGAGATTGATGTGTCGAATTATGTACAGTCCACGAATTTCGCCACGAAAGACGCGCTGCCGTCTGGCGATCCGTTGAAGATCGTCAAGGGCACCGAGATCAACACGGAGTTCGTCAACATCGCTGTGGCCGTAGCGACCAAAGCTGATCTGGCGTCGCCTACGTTTACGGGCAGCCCAGTGCTGCCAACTGGCACAACTGGCGTTACGCAAACGGCGACCGACGACAGCACCAAACTTGCGACTACAGCTTTCGTGCAAGATGTGGCGCTCGCAGTCAAAGAGGCGTTGTTCCCTGTTGGTTCGATCTACGTTAACGCAAGCGTGACAACGAACCCAGGTACTTTGCTTGGTTTTGGTACTTGGGCGGCCTTCGGTGCTGGTCGAGTCATGGTTGGCTTGAACGGCAGCGATACTCTGTTCGATACATTGGAAGAAACTGGTGGTAGCAAGGATGCTACGCTGGTCAGCCACAATCACAGCGCAACATCTTCTGTTAGCGATCCGGGTCACTCACACCGAATTGATTTTGGTGCTAGTTTTGCAGGAGCCTCATTTGTTCAGCCAACAGTAAACGATATTGGTCAAAACATCAACACAGCCGGGGCTACTACTGGAATTTCTGTTTCTACATCTATTGGTTCTACTGGCTCTAGTGCCACCAACGCCAACCTCCAGCCGTACATCACCGTGGCGATGTGGAAGCGTACTGCTTAATTTTGATCGGAGTTTGATATGTCACTTCTCGCAATAGGCGGTTCTCTCTTAGGTGGTGTGTTAGCAGGCAGGTCTGCTAAAAAAGCCGCGCAGGCTCAAGCAGCCGCGCAAGAACGTGCAGCGCAACTAGCGGCTGAAGAAGCCCGATTCCGTCCGGTCGGCATCACGACGCGCTTCGGTCAGTCGCAGTTCACGACTGGGCCTGATGGCCGCGTGTCGGGCGCCAGCTACACGCTCGATCCAGCACTGCGGGCCATGCAAGACCGTTTCTTGGGTTTGGCAGGTGGTGGGCTGACGCAAGCCGAGCAAGCGCAGGCGCAGTTCGCGCCTTTGGGCCAAGCAGCGCAGGGTCTGTTCGGCCTTGGCCAGCAGTACCTGGCCCAGTCGCCTCAAGAGGCCGCGCAGCAGTTCATGGCGCGTCAGCAAGAGCTGCTGGCCCCAAGCCGTGAGCGTCAGATGGCGCAGCTCCAGAACCAGTTGTTCCAGACTGGCCGTGGCGGTCTGTCCGTCGGGGCCACAGGCGCACGCCCAAGCGGCGCGGCGGGCCTTGGTGCTGCCAGTCCCGAGATGGAGGCGTACTACAACGCTCTGGCCCAGCAAGACGCTGCGCTGGCTGCGCAAGCCCAACAAGCGGGTATGGAACAAGCCCGATTTGGGGCTGGTCTGTTTAATGTCGGCGGCAATCTGCTCGGACAAGGTTTCCGAGGCCAAGCAGAAGCTCTTGCGCCCTATGAAGCGTATATGCGCGGCGCAACTGGTTTGGAGACGTTGGGCCAAGCACCGCTGGACATCGGTTCGGCTTTGGGTGGGCGCAACATCAACCAGGCAGGCTCTCAGGCGCTCTTAGCTGGTGGTATGGGTGCGGCTCGGGCCGTGGGTGAAGCCAACGCTTTCAACCCGTTTGCAGATTTCTTACAAGGGTCATCGCAGAATAAGACCCTGACAGACGCCATATCGAAATTGTTAAGCGGTGGTTCTACCCAGCCCAGCGCGGGCAATCTTGCCGGAACGTCTTTTGCCTACGACACCTTTGGCAGACCTGTTCCTATTATCTAAGGAGTAAGACATGGCAGACATCGTTCCAACATTGTTTGGTCTTACGCCGGAGATGTATCAACGGCAGCAACAAGACCGCGCCGACGCGCAAGCGCTGCAATACGCTAGGTTATCGCCGTTTGAAAGAGCAAGTTTCGGTATCCAGCGTGGGGCTAACATGCTGGGCGGTGCTATCGGCGGTGCTTTGGGTGGCCAAGACCCTGAGTTGCAGCGCATCTCGATGCGTCAGCAGATCGCACGTCAGATCGACCTGACTAACCCCGCGTCCATCCAAGAAGGTATGGCCATGCTGCAACAGGCAGGCGATACCGTGGGCTTGCAGCAATTGGCACAGGTATTCCGACAGCAACAAGAAAGCGCTGCTTTGGTGGCGCAACGCAACGCGGCTGCGCTTGCATCCGTCGCGCAGGCGACGCGTGAAAGAGCGCCGCCTACAACTAACGAGATCACGAACGCCAGAGCAGTTGCGTTGCGTGCGGGGCCAGAAGGCTCGCCAGCGTACAACGCCGCGTTCAACGCAAAAATTGACGAGCTGACCACCAAGCCGGGCGAAAAGCCCCTTGCGCCGAACATCAAAGAAGTCGGTGTTGCAGAAAAATCGCGGGCACCAGTTTATCTGGACGTTAACAATAACGAACAGTTTACATTCGGTACGGGGCCTGATGGCAAACAAGTGCGCGTACCGTTTACTGGCGCCGTTGATCGCACATCTGCTAAAACTACTGTGGACGCCCGCCCGCCAGGAGAGCGTGTGCCTGTCAAAGACTGGATAGACTTCAGTACAAAAATTCTAAGTGGCGACCCAACGATGGTGCGTACAAACACCATCATATCGGACGCCCCCAGCGCGATTGAAATTATCCGCACAACTACTGACAACGACATTTCGGCTGCTGCTTTACCCGGTGCTTTGGCTAGGTTGACGGGTGAAGGTAAGAACATGTCTAACCAAGACGTGGCCCGTTTTGCGCGTACTGGCGGTCTTGATGATCGTTTAGCGGCAGACGCGGTTAAGTTTTTTACTGGCCGAGCAACAAAGGTGAAGAAAGAGCAAGCAGAAAGATTTGCTACAGCGCTCTATCGCGGCGCTTTGATACAGCAAAAAGAGCGTCTTCAAAACCAAGCCGAGCAGTTTGGTTATCTGGACTCGCCTAACTACAAAATCACACTACAACAGCTTGACAATCAGTTGGCAAGATTTAAGCTGGCGCCTAAGCCCGGCGCAGCAGCAGCTGCGCCTGCGGGCACACCCTCAGCGGGTGGACTTACCGCCGCCGAACAGGCTGAGTTAGACCAACTTCGCTCACGTTTCAAAAGGAATCCACAATGACGCCTCGTGAAGAATTAGAAGCGCTGCGCCGGATGGCCGAGCTTGAGGCAAAAGCAGCTCCTCCGACGCGTGATCAACTCATAAGCCAAATCCCCACCACGGGCGGCCCAACAGCGCCGCAGCCACGCCCGGCAACCAGCATGAGCCAGTACTTGCGTACGATGGCAGCGCGTGGGTTGACAGCAGATGTTGCGCGGTTGATTTCAGGCAGTGCAGCTCAAACAGGGACGTTTGCGGGCGCGTTTCCAACACAACCTGAATTGGAAGAATTCACAACACCAAACATTCAACGCCGCATGGGTGTTGACGTTGACTTGCGCCCTGCTACAACAACACAAAGAATGCTCGGTGCAGGTGTAGAGAACGTGGCGTCCCCCCTTAACTTATTTGGCCTTCCAGCCACTGGCCCTGCGCGAGCCGCAGTAGCAGCGGGGGCTGCGGCGGCGGGTGTTGGTGGTGAGTTTGGCGGTGAAGTCGGCGGGCAAGTCGCTGGAGTGCCGGGCCAGATCATTGGCGGTATTCTTTTTGCGCTGGCGTCCGGCGGCGGTGCGATCAAAGGTGTGGAGTCGCTCCTGAGTAGAGGCAAGGGTATTAACCTCAAGGACTTCAATGTAGAAGACTTGGCCGGGATAGAAGGCAGCTCAGTTGCAAAGGATTTGGTCGAAAAAGCATTGGCTGCGGACCCCGGTCTGAATGCGCGGCTGTTAGACATCAAGAAAAAGGTTGATTTCGTTGGTGGCCAAAGCGGCGTTTTGGCCAGTGGTGGTATAGACAACAAAGTGTTTCGCAGCGCGTTAACCAAACTCGCGCAAAGCGACGAAAAGATTGGCAGCGAACTGCAAAAAATCTACGCAGATTTGCAGACAGCAGTTCGCAATAAGGCCACGGAGCTGTACCCACAGCCAAGCAGTACGTTACCTAGTACGGGCAAAGCGACCGCAGCAGCCGAAATCGACTTTAACAAACGGCTCGGCGCTATTGCTGCGCAACGGGCCAAGCTAACGCAATCGCTTGATTTAGGCGGTTCTCCTGTTGAGTTGGGTAAGTCAATCCAAAACCTGACACTTGCACAAGAAGCGGCAGCGCGAAGCGCCTTGTCGCCCGACTACAACAGCGTTAAAAAGCAGGCGTCGGCTATGGGTGCAATTTTGCCCGCCGCGCAAACGCAGTCCTTGCTGGACACTGCCAAGGACTTGTTCATGCAAGACCCTTGGGGCCGTCAATCTAGTTTGCTCAAACTGGTTGAAAAACAGTCTAGTGAATTTGAAAAGCTGCGCGGGCGTGCAGCGCCAGTTTCTACGGGCCAAACGCTGCCAACGACAGGGGGTCAAAATCTACCTGCGTTGACTGGCGACTTGTCGGTAGGTTTGGACATCACCAGTTTGGATTCGCTCAAGCGCCGTGTGGCCGAAGACATCCGCACGGTCAAGTCCGACAGCACGCGTGACAAACTGATCCTACTACAACAGCGCGTTGACGACGCCCTCAATCAAGTGCAAAACAGTAGCGGCGACGTGAGAGTCAATTTCCGTGGCCAGCCAACTACCTTTGGCAACGCCATGCAGCAGCTCGATCTGGATTACTACACCAAGGTCGGCATCCCATTCAAGGACGCTGACGCTGTGCAGAAGATCGGATCGCAAGAATATGCCGAACGCATTGCGCCTCAGTTGGCGGGTAGCCCCACATCCATGTCGCAATTCTTGCGCATAGCAGGTGACGAGGGCGTTCCTTTGGCCGAGAAGGCTGTGATGTCCAAGTTGTACACGCAGTCTTTGGGTAAAGACGGGTACATTGATCCAATTAAGCTAAACGCGCTATTAACCAAAACAAGCAACAATGGTGGGTACAGCGATATTTTGACGCAACTGCCCGGTTTGCAAGGTAGGTTGACAGATGTAGCGCAACGCGCCGATTTCCTGTCGTCGCAACGTGTTGCCATCGACGACGCTGCCAAGGCAGAACGTGTGCGTATCGGCGACAGTTTCTTGGCCGACTACGACCGAGGCGGCGTTGAGGCAATAACAGCCCGCATTTTGGGTGCCAACGGCATAGGCTATCAAGCCAAGTTTATGAACGACTTGAAAAAGTTGTCGCCAGATGACCAGACCAATGCAACGCTCGCCGTGCGCAACGCGATGGTCACCAAAATGCTGGACAGCAAAAACCCGTTTGATTTCTTGAACAAGAACAAAGCGGCGTACACCAAAATGTTTGGAAAGTCACACGTTGACAACTTGGCTGCGATGGCCGATGTCCAGCGATTGGCAACCAAAATCGACGTCGAGCGCTTACCCCTGAACGACGTTGCCATTAAGCAAATGTCGGCGTTGCAGCGCCTTCTTGGTGGTGTAGACCCCAAGCAAGTGTCGGCTATCGCAGTTAACCAGATTTCCAGCGTGTTCAACAAGGGCTTCCGAATTGCGGCTTTGATTGGCCAGCAAAACATTGACCAAGCCACGAAGGAAGCGCAGCGCAAGCTGTTTATGGACCCGAACGGTCTTGATAGCACAGTCAAAGCGACAACGCGCTTGATCAGTAAAAAAGGTCAAGAAGTCGATTTGAAATCGCTTATCAAACCAGAGGACTTATCCAACGTAGCCAGCTCATTGGGTATGAGCGTGCTGCGATCTGGTTATCTGGGTGGCTCTGTTGCAGCGTCCGAAAGCGAAGTGATGCCCGAAGAGACTGGCGATTTCTACCAGTACACGCCGCAAGAGTAAGCGTCAGAGCCGTCCTCCAGGCATCTCGTGCTTATTCAGGAACGGCTTGACGTTGGGCTTGGCCCGGCTGTAAATACCAAAGGCTCGGTAGTCGGTGCTGACCACCGCGCCCTTGGCCCTGAATATAGGGTCTTGCAAAAAGATGCTTGGCCGTGGGTTGTGCGCCCAATGGAACGGCGAGTCGGGATGGCATTTGCATTTCATAGCGATCTCCTTATTTCTCTGATCTTGTCGCGTGGCAGCGCCATGTTGAACACGCTGGTCATGCGGATGGCTTTGAGTGACTTGTGCTCACTGCGCTGTCGGTTCAGCCGGATGTTTGGCTTGGGCCTTGGCTTGTCGAGCTTGTCACCCAGCATGAACACCGCCCGTGGGTAGCGCCGTGCATCGTCGTGTGCGTGGGTCCAGTCTGCAACATAGATGCGTTTCTCGCCAGCCTTGGTGCGTTTGTTCATTCGGTTGAGCACAGCGTGTGCATCGTAGCGTCCGATGTCGGCGTAGTCTGCGAACTCCTGCGCGGTCAAGCGCCCAAACTCAGCGAACGCCTTCAGCGCTTTGATGACGTGAGAGCCTGTGTTGGTTGTTGTCATGTGTTCCCCCTTGCTCGGATGTGGTCGGCGCAATTGATACAAGCAGAATCCCAATCTCCTTCGGACAAGTCGTCTGCATTGTCTTCACACACCTTTGCACACGCCTCGCGCTCATCAGCACGAACAAGGGCGGCGAAGCGGCGAAGTGATCCGTTTTCTCCATCAAAGCCTACAAAGCCAGCCTCACGGGCCATGCGGGAAATGTCTTCACGGGCCATGTCTATCGTGTCTCTCATGCTGTCCTCTCAATACAAACAAGGTAGCGGATGTCCCCTGCCTTTGATCCGACTGCTGTGAACAACTGCGTAGTGAACTCTTTGCCAGCAAGCTCCTTTGGTCTACGGCTTTTTGGCGTATTTACTGTTCGCATGACATTGGCGTAGTTGTCCAAGTCGGTTTCAATGTAATTGCGATATCCGATTTCCTGCATTGACGCAAGAAAAGTGTTCCAAGAAATCTTATGCATTGTTGCGTTCCTTCAATTTGGCTTCAATGGCTCGGGCAACACCTTGACCATCACACCAGATGTCATAGCCTTGGTTATCAGTTGTTTGTTCATCAACGATTTTGGCGACTTCCTCATCCGTCAGCCCAAACCAAGGCCGCTGTGCTGGCTTCCACACTTTGCCAGCGTGGTCAATCTCACCCACGATGTGGGCCATTGGCTGCACGGGTGCTGCCCTCTCATCAGCACGAACAAGGGCCACAAGGCGTTCAAGTTGGGGTGAAACGTATGGCACTCCCTCAAAGACCATCAACGGAAAACCAACTGTTTTGCATAGTTCTATCGTGTCTCTCACAAACAACTCCTCAGTGTCAACAGCCCAAGCATCAGGACAATGAATCCCAACACAGCCCATACCAATTGCCCATCAGCCGGGGTTGGCTTTTCGTTTTCCAATTGCTTGCGTATCGGGCAATCACGGCCCTGTCGGCAATTGCCGTATTCATCGCAGCAGTTCATTTGATGATCCTTAAAAAAGCACCGCAGCGGATGCAGCGATACAAAGGCGCGTCGTTCAGCGGTTCCCATTTGTGTTTGCAATCGGTCATGATGTTTTTTTCTCCGGCAAAACCAACTCAAGTGTGGTGAACCTGTGCATGTTGGCGCACACATATCTGCGGCGACGGGTGTTATCAGATCGCATACGGCTGTCGATTACTTCAGTCCAAGTTTTGCACTGTGGGCACTTCATTTGTATCTCCGCAGTGGCTCGACCTTCTCTACTGGCTGCGGTGGAGGCGTCATCTTCTCGGACGGTGGGGTCCAGCCCCACTTGCGCCAAGTGGCCTGTACGTCAGCCCCGCTGGTCCATTTGAAATCTTTGTTCGGTACTGATGGGTAGACTGTCATTTTTTGCTCCTTCGATTACTAAGCGCCGATAGGCACGGATTGCTGTCTTCAAGTCTGCTTGCAGACTCTCGATCAGCTCTTCTTGCTCAAGCAGCCGTGTGGCGGCGTCTTGTGCAAACTTTGCCAGGTTGTGCGCTTCCCACGCCTCAAACCTGTTCATGACTTGGTGGCCAGCGCCAGCAGCTCGGCCCTCTCTCTGGCCACGCGCAGCGTGTTGTAGCGCTGGTGCAGGCGTTCGATTACCTTGACGCGGCGAGGGCCAGCCATCTCAGCATCCAGCAGCGCTTTGACATCGGTCTCTGGCATCGAGGCCAGCACGTCATTAAGACTTCGCCATGTGTACTTCAATTTTCTTCTCCAGTTGTTCAATCAGTTTGGTCGTGCGAGCGTGCGAGCGCTGGGCTGCGTTGAGCTGGCGCGTCTTGTGCCGCAGCTCAGACTTGGCCGCTCGCAGTTTGGCTTTCCATTGGTCGATTCGTTTCATTTCAGGGCCTCCAAGGCGATTTGCGAAAGGGATAGCTTGTCGTGCAGCGAGCGCCAGATTTTATGATCGACAGTTGCGTCAGTCAGAAATACGTAGCACCACACGTCATGCCGCTGGCCGCTACGATGCAAGCGCCCGACGGTTTGTTCGTACAGTTCAAGCGACCAGGGCAGGGACAAGAAGACGATGTGGTGTCCTCCGTGTTGGAGGTTGAGTCCGTGGCCGGCCGACTTAGGATGGACGGCCAGCAGTCTGACCTCGCCTCGGTTCCAGCGCTCGATGGCGCCATCATCATCGAGTGTGACAACCCATTTAAACCGTCGCTTAATCTCGGCAAGTTCTTCTTGGTACTGGTAAACAACGAGGGTATTCGCATGTTGGTTCTCATCAAGCAGTTCTTCAAGGCGGTCAAACTTGTGTGACGACAGCCAGATCGGGCCGTTGTCTGAGTACAGGAACCCGGACGACATCTGCTGGAGCTTCTGCGTGACGACAGCCGCGTTGACCGCCACCACGTCGTCCAGCACGAAGTCCTTCTTCATCTTGTTGTAGCCGGCCATGTCCATCTTGCAGGCCACTTCAACCGTGTGCAGCGGCGGCAGCTTGTCCTTGTACTCGCCAGGCTCCAGCACAAACGTCGCGGGCTTGATGCGGTGCATGACCAGCTCCAGCGAGCCAGGACGTGGCTTCCAGTCGCCAAAGTCTTTGTTGACCAGCGTGAAGTACTGCTGCATGAACGCGCCCTTAGCACGGCCCAGCAACGACTGGTCCACGATCTTGCACTGACCGAAGACGTCTTCAAGGCCGTTGCTGGTGAACGAGCCAGTCAAACCCCAGCGCACGGTGATCGGGTCCATGACTTTGAGCAGCGCCTTGAACCGGGTGCCGGACGGGTTCTTTAGCTTGGTCAACTCGTCGAACACGATGGCGTCGAAGTTGAGCTTCTGCTCGGCCAGCCACTGGATGTTGTCGTAGTTGGTCACCACGATGCGGGCGTTGCTCTTGAGCGCCGCCAGTCGCTGCTTGGGCGTGCCCACGGCCACCGCCAGCGAGGCCATCGGCGCCCACTTGGGCTGCTCGACTGGCCACACGTCGGTGCAGACACGCTTGGGCGCCAAGACGAGGAAGCGCATGGCGTAGCCGTCTTTGAGAATGGCCTGCATGGCCGTCAGCGTGATGGCTGTCTTGCCAGCACCGACTGGCGCTAAGATCATGGCGCGGTCGTGCTCGTACAAGAAGTCAGCCGCTGTCTCTTGATAATCTCTTAACGTAGGCATCCGGTGCAATCACAAGGAATGACCGCGTGCTTAACGTCATCGCGCAACTCTTTCATGGAGTCATAGCCGCGAACGTGCGCTCTGTTGTTTGGTGAGGATTGCTCATCAAAGCGCCAGCCCTTGGGCAAGTTAAGGATGTAGACGCCTGGCTCATCGCGATCTACATCACGGGACACATCAAGTTTGTATTTCATTGGAGACTCCTTTACTGTTTGAACTTCTATTGTAAATGATTTCTTTACGGTTGTCAAGTCTTTTTTCTAGGTGTTTACCCTAATACTTCAATTAACCACCCGTCGATTTGTTCTTTGTTCCACAGACACACATACCTTTGGTTCATCAACGCCATGTCACTGGCAAAGACCTTCTGCAACTCCGACAGCCTGCCGCCCTCAGTCTTGACCTCAACGAACCATGTCTGGCCGTTGGGCAGGCACACGATCCGGTCGGCCACGCCGCGATGCGCAGGGCTGGTGAATTTGTACGCCCGACCGCCCAGCTCTTTGACGCGCTTGACGAGGTAGGCTTCAATCTGGCGCTCTAGCATCTTCCAACTCTCGATTAATCGCCATGATTGCCGCGTGCGCTGCGCGCATCTCAGAACTTTTAAACAGCTCT